CCCATGCGACCACGTTGAAGAATAGCATGGACCTGCCCCATAGTTGGGTTGTCAAGGATGGATTCGCAGCCCCCTTCGTATGGGCGTACAGGTACACGGCTTCCTCTTCCTGCGAGGCCCGGTACATTTCAGTCAGCGTCGCCTGCTCCCAAGCGTTGGTCCGGGTTACCACGACCTTGACCTTATCGGCAACCATCGAGCCTTCCAGCACCTCCTTGACCGCTTTGCGTTGTTCGGGTGGTCCGACGATGCCGACACGGATTTCGTCCAAGACATTGATAAGCCCGTAATTGCAGACGGCCATCATGTGCTGGTTGAGTATCAACTGCCAATTCCCTCCGCAGTAGATGTGGTAGTAGTGAACGACTTTCATAAGGTCCAAAGGAGGGTTAGAAGGGTGATGATGAAGAAAACGGCTGCAACCGCTTTGCCGATTTCGATGAGCAGGTCAAGGATGCGTTCGGGGTTCATCTCTCTGCAATGCGTTCCTTTTCAACAAACTCCTCTGGCGCATACTTCTTGCCAACGCCAATCGGGTCTTTGGTGTATGCCACAAGTTCTGCCATCGCTTCCTCAACGCTCTCAAAGGCAAATCCTTTGCATCCAACTCTAACCACGCATCCTCGGTCAAAAAACTTGATTTCAATATCCCAGTTTTTCATTTGTCTAATTTGGTCCTGTGTCATTGTTTAGGGGTTTAGTACCGCAAAGTTACACCACAACATACTTCCCCGAGTTACTGACCCTTAACTTGTTGAGAGCCACGTATCGCATAGCGTCGCAGGCGTGGTTGAAGGAGTCAATCGGGACCCCCGTGTTCTTGCCCTCCTTATCGGTTGCCCAAGTATAGGACCGCAATTCCTTGATGAGGTTGGTCGAGTCCTTGGTTACCTGCAATTTAAAGCGTTTCAGGATGTCGATGCCGTTCCTGACCGAATCGGGACCTTTCTCCGCTGGCTTGATGTTGAAGCCAAGTCGGTAGATTTCCTCGATGCTCTTGGGTTCTGCTGAATCCGCCACTATCTCCCAAGCCCTTGTGATCCCCAGCGACCGCAACTTGTCTGCGATGTCTTGGTTGGTCAGGCCCGTGGAGTAGAGCAGTTCCTGAATGAGCAGGCAGTCCCCTTGGCGGTAGATTGCTACCAAGGCCGTAGGGTCGTTGCTAAAGCCCCAGTCAAGCCCAAGGGCGACGAATTTCGCACGGCTGACATCTATACCCTCCACGACCTCGAAGTCCTCGTATATCGCACCCTGTAACGTCCCGACCTGACCGAGGCCGTACACCTTCCACCAGTTCGCCCAGTAGGCACTCGTTTCGGCTTTGGTCTTGGCTTTCTCAATCTCTCGGATGATGGCAGGGTCAAGGGCTTGGTTGTCCTTGTAGGTAACGAGCAGGAACTCGGCATCGGGGTCATTCATCAATTCGGTATGCGCCCAAAATTCACGGACTGGATTGTAGTCAATGTAGATGGCGGTCCTTGTCCTGATAGCCAGTTGGTGATAGGCTTCCCATGTGATGTTGTTCGCCTCGTTCATAAATAGCACGTCCCTCCTTGCCCCTCGCATCTTGTCGCTTTGGTCAGCGGAAAAAAACTCGATGTAGGAGCCATGCGGAAAGTCATATCGGAGCAGCGTTCGGTTGTAAAGTTCCTCTTGGTAAAGCCCTGTCATGTTGAGCATCTTGAGGAAGTCTTTGAGCGCACCCCTGCGAAGGTGGGGGATGGATTCGGAAACTACCGAAATCTCAAGCGGACCGCATTCAGGGTTGGCTGCATAAGAATAAAGCAAGGACAGAATGGCAAAGGTCTTGCCTGCCGATGAACCGCCTTGGACTATTCGGACTCTCTTGCGGAATCCATCAATCTTGATTGCCGTTGTGGTTGGTGTCAACTTGTAGTTTTACGCCCTGCCAAATTGGTTGAGGCGATATGGTTGCAGCGACCTCCTGCTTGGGTTGACCGTACACCCGTGATAGCAGCGTTTCCATCGAGTAGAGCGTTCCCTTTTCGATAGACTTACGGATGGCCGAGGCGATGGTCTTTTCGAGGACCGTTGCCGTTGGGTTGTCCCAAACCGCCTTGACTTCCTCCAAGGTCATAGCCATCATATTTTGGATGGTGTCGTTGATTTCGGACCGCTTGTAACCTTGGTCAATTAAGGTACTGACGTACTTGCGTGGACGACCATTGGGGTTGCCTGACTGCCCCTTCTTGAATGGATTGAGGTTCGATATATCAGGGTTGGGATTCACTGATTAATCTCTGTTTTGTACGGCAGCCCGTTCCTCTTGACCTCCAAGGTCGGGTCAAGTTTAAGCATCCTGTCCACGATGACTTGGCAGTACTTCGGGTCAAGTTCCATGCCGTAGCACTTGCGGTTAAGTTGGTGGGCTGCTGCTATTGTTGAACCACTACCTAAAAACAAATCAAGGATTAAGTCGCCATCAAAACTCGAGTTTTTAATTGCCTTTTGAATCAATTCTTGAGGTTTGAGTGCTGCATGCATGCCTTCTTTATTTTCTCTTTTGATAAGCCAAATATTTGCATCCGTTATTTTATGCTCTCTGCTTATTCCCTTTTTATTAGTTATGCTAATTCCGACATTCCCGACAACACCAAACATAATTAATTCGTGCTGGCTTCTATATGCAAGGCCAAGCCCAGCGTTTCCTTTGTCCCAAACTATCATGTTTTTTACCGTTAATCCTGCCTTTGTGTAGGTTTCCAAAACAGCAGCCCAACTTTTCCAATCAAGGCATGAGTAAAAATGCACGAAAGGTTTGCATGCCCTCATTATTGAGTTTCCAATTAAAAGAAAAAATGGCCTAATCATTTTATCATCCGCAACGGCAACACCAGTGCTATTCCCAAATAACGCATAAGGCGGGTCGGTAAACACCATATCAGCCTTCTGCCCATCCATCAACTTCGCAACGGCATCGCTATCCGTTGAATCCCCACAAAGCAAACGATGTGAACCAATCTCAAAGAGGTCGCCCAGCACGATGTCGGTCTGCAATTCGTCAGGCATCTCGTAGTCATCTTCCTCCGCTTCCAGTTCCTTGCCGTTGTCAAAGTCGGGCAGGTCAAGGCCCCACTCTTGCAGTTCCTCGGTGTCCCATTCGTTGGCAAGCATTTCCCAATCCCATTCCCCTCCGCTTACGTTGTCCTTAATGATAAACTGCCTTTGCTTGTCCTCGTCCCAATCCACGACTTGAATCGGCACGTCCTTCCATCCAGCCTCACGCATGGCCTTGAGCCTCATGTTGCCTCCAAGCACGACCATATCGGTATTGACCACAACGGGGCGAACCTCGGCCATTTCGGGTAGGTCTTTGATGGACTGCACGAGTTTCTTGAACTTGTCATCCTTGATGACCCTTGGGTTGTTCGGGTTGTTCTTGATGGTTCCTATGGGTACTCGTTGCATTAGTATTCGATTTTGTCTATGAGTTCGTCAATCTTGTCCACTATCTTCATCTTCACGGCAAATGCGTTGGGGGAGTTCGAATCGTCCACCGCTCCGATGCAGTCGCAGAGGGTGGTTATCACCATCATGAGCGAATCCATCCGAGCCTGCACCTGTGCCTCGTCATCCTTCGCCTTCAAGTTCCCCAAGTTCTCGGAGTTTATTTCTTGACCATGAGAGAGCCGACTTACCGCCCCATAGGAGGTAAGAGATGTAACCGCAGTCCGAGGTATCGTCTGCATTGTCGTAGTAGGTTTCAGCACGGGATAGGTAGGAGTGCATCCGCTTGATGGTTTCAACCGATATAGCTTCCCCGTTGGCTAACTGCTGCGCCCTGACCTTGCCCGTCTGCGTCGCACACTTGTTCCCGTTCCGCTCGTTGCGTTCAATCCCTCGCTTGGCGTTGGCCCGAATCTCTTGGCCGTAATCGGAGTATGACTCGAACTGCTGCCTCTTGTGATTCTCCCACGTTGAGCCACAAACGGCCAATCTTTGAGCCGTATCGGGGAACTCTGCATTGGCCTCGTTGTTGCTCATGCAGCGACCGATGAAGCCTTCTTTGCTTTCGTTATTGTTCGGAATTGGCAGGGGCATTCAGGGGGTGGGTTATGGTGTTTTGGTTGACTTCGAGGAACAAGTCCGCTTGCAGGTAAATGTATTGAAGAGCCGATTTTACGCATTCTGCGCACCACCAATTTGTAGGCGGTCGCCCGTGAGCGGTCAGGATGGCTTGCAGTTCCCCAACCGCATCGGGGGGCAGTCGCATCGTTAGGGAAGCGATGTATTGGTCCCAGTACTTCCTGTGCTTTTGGGCAACGATGAACTGGTCGGCGGTCATTTGAAGGTCCATTCCCGAATGATAATTGCGGTGGCAGATGAGGCGAGGCCAAGTATCGGGGCCAAGTACCATTGGCAGGTCGGCAGGGTCAGGGCAAAGCCAAGCCAAAACCCGAAGCAGGTCATACACGAAAACGGCTTCCGCTTGGCGAAGGGCAAAGCGTAGAACCACGAAGGCAGGACCCGGAACTCCACGACCGCAAGGGTC